CGATGATCCAATCGGACGAGGACCGCTTACTCCATATCAGGTGTAAGCTCAGGATCGATGTCTTCGTTTACGTCACCAGAACTATCCATTTTCATTCTGGCTAAGGCTTCTTGTGGTGATATAGAGAACGACATTTCTCTCGCCACTTCAGCCATTAAGGCTAACACCGGTACGGTACCACGAGCTAATTGGTCAGGTGATAAGCCCCAGTTGTATGTAAGGTCAATCCTCTGGGCGATTGTCTTAATATCTTCGCCTATGCTTTCAACGATTAAATCAAAAGCACTTACCCCATACTCCTTGAACAACGCTCCTATGAAGGAATCCAACTTGAACCACTCTCTCAGGAATACCTTGATAAATGGATTATCATATCCATTGTTGTACTTAGATATGATAGCGAGGTACTGTTCGGCAATACTTAACCCTTTATCATATTCGGCGAACGGTCCTGCAGCGTGATATCTAGCGGCGCTACCAACACCTCTGATATCTAATCCTACATGGTAAGCTTCCTGGAGGAAAATCTTTATAACCTCACCTTTTGCTTGGTGCCAGATCTGTTTAGATACGTTCATTTCTAAACCGCATAACTTCGCAGCCTCTGCAATTGGTCTATAGGTATCCTCCATACTATCTACGTGGATCATAGACTTTGGAATAGCCAACAACGTATCATCGCCCGCCTGTGGGCCGAAGATAGGGTCATATCCTAATAACTTCGGGACGATGTAGTGTACAACGAGCTCGCCATACAAAGAGCCACCACCATGTGTAAACTTAGCGCCGGAGATAAGTCCGTTGATACAGCCAAATAATGTCCACCCACCAACTTTGACATGTGGAGCTAGCCTCTTCGCTTCTTCGTAGAGGTCTGGATTTATTTGTGCTAAATCATCTGATACAATTATGTAATTATACACTAATGAATATATCGCCATGTCCACCCATCTCCACGCATCCGCATGGAACAATGGCCTCACTGCGTAATAAATTACAGTTGCCAGAATCGCGCCTTTTACAGTTGCGTCGTATTTTGACCAGTCAGCGGCCAACGCATCATAGTCTCTTGGGAAGAGTTCCTCGGTCAACCATCTCCAGATCATGTCTAACCGTGTCTCTCTATCTTGCAGGCTAGGCATCCAGTCCAATTTCTTATCTTTCCAGGTTCTTAGAAGTTCTGTAAAAACCATCGCTTCTTGGAATGCCGGCGATGCTGCATTAGGGTATATGGATCTGGTTTTTCCATCTTTAGCTACAATTTCAGAACCCACAAATTTGTACCCATGTCGTTGGATACGTACAAGAGTGGTTATCAACGACGGCATGTCGGTCGCATCTATCACCATGTGGTCCAGACAGTACGCTATAGCGTCCACTACTGTACTTTTCCTGCTCTCCTTAGTTATTGGGTCTACTACAGCCGAATCTACCATCGGCCGGACATCTACCCCTGTGTCTACTAGTAGTCTCACGGCGATATCTTTCGTTAAGGGAGCTGATGCTTTTGCATATACAGGAAACCCTATCATACCATCAGTCTCCTGTAAGAACCTGACAACATGCGCGCCGGTAAGTCTTATAGATCCATCTGAGATACCTACGACATTATTAAAGTGTTCCTTAAGCTTTAATGATCCTTCAACAGCCCATTTTGACATTTGCGTGCCAGCTATATCAAACGGCTCCGAGGACTTGATGATATAATTCAATGCGGACGCAGTACAATCACCAATTTTGGTGTTATCGTACCCACCTCCAGTCATGCATTGATCTCTCTCAACATCTTTTAGTAGTCTCTCAGCTTCACTACGTGGTACAATGTCTTCAAGCGGTTTTATGACATGCTGTTTCTGAAAATTTAACATTTTAGAGTACCTTTTCTTCAACTTCCGCTCTACTTGTTGATCTGGTTTCCCAACCGCTACGTTTAATCTCCCTTTGAATTTTAAACGCTTCATGGGATTCGGACCAAACAACTTTACACTGTACGTGATTCCGGGAGAAGAGCCCAAAGGTCTATTAGTACTCTCAACATCGGCACGATAGTATATTTCAGCTAGCCTCCTGTCCAAGCCTGTTCTTGCATTCAGCTGCGATTCTAATTTCCTCGCGGC